GCACAGCACCAGTGCCTTGTCTGGCGGGTTCAGATACAACCCGATGACGTCCCAGAATTTCTCTTCGAAGTTGGGATCGTTGGACAGCTTGAACGTACGAGTCAGGTGCGGCTTTATGTCATTGGCAGCCCATATACGCTGGACGCTGGCCGGAGAAATACCCGCGACTTGCGCCATGCTTCGGCAGCTCCAGCGAGGCTGGCCAATACGAGGTTGAACCACTTGCTCAAGCACTCGAGCCATAGCGTCTGGCGGCAAGAATGACTTACGTCCGCGGCCAGGCTTATCGATCAAACCGTCTAGTCCCTGTTCTTGAAAACGCTTGCACCAAAGAGTGACTGAGCGAAGAGAGAATCCAACCAGGCGGGCTATTTCAACCCTTGAACAACCTTGAGCAGCTAACAGGATGACCCTCGCGCGGCGACCGTCACGCTGACTGATGGTGGCTGATCGTGTGCGACGGCTCAGCTCGGCGCTTTCTTCAGGACTCAGGACGATATCTTGGGCGCTCATTTCTTCGCCTCCAACGGTGTAATCAACAAGCAAGCATAGACGATTTTACAGAGCATTTATTTTTGAGACAGTACACTAGATGGTTTGCAAACGACTCTTTGACCTCAAAGCTTTCGACCAGGTGATCGGCCGTTCGAGTAAGCAGTTGGCCCAGATCGCCCAAATGCTCGCCCTGATGGCGTTCGATAAATGCTTGAGCTGCAGCGCGGATGGTCTCTTGGTAATCCATATCAGCTGATACGTTGTTCATTTTTCAGTCCCTGATTTAGCGCGGTGCAGATCGATAGCAGCCAACACTTCCGCGTGACGTGCAGCCATGTGCAGGTTGTGTGCATTGAGAATGTGTTCTGCCTCGGCCTCATTGATGCAACCGTCTGCAAGTGCCTTGGCAATTTCCTGGTCGACGCACCCACGCTTTGCCGCCGCTTGAATGGAAAGGGCATACATCTCGACGTTGTCCAGCGAATCAGGATCAGCCACCGGAACGAAAAGACCTCCATACATGGACGCCACGTAGTTAGCCAAATACTGGGTACCGGCTTCTTGCTCCAGTTGGAACAGCTGCGCGTCACTGAGTGGCCTACTGTTGTTGTTCTCGTAAGCATGGTTATCGAACTTCTTCAATGCCAAGCCGATACGAGCAGCTGCGCACTCCCGTCCACCTGGATAACTGCAGATGATCGCGCTGACTACTTCGCGGCGTGTCTTTAGAACTGGGCTTTTCATGTTCTGCTTTTCCCTGCTGATCTGCGCCATTACTGTGCGATCACACCGTCTTTGATACCCAGCAACACCGCGGCGCGATGAGCCTCCCCTCGGCGACCTTTGATCCTTCCATTCAAAAGGTCGCTGACCAAATTTTTGTTCAATCCATGTTGTCGGCTGAATTCCGCAATGCTGACCCCCTTGTGATCGAGAGCTGCTCGGGCTTGCTCGGGCGTAACGGTGGCGGGCATGATGTGCACTCTGTTTGTTCGTGGTCGTTTCTGTTGGTCTGTGGTGATTCTTGGTCAAATAATTGATCAATTCAAGCGTGGTGAATAAAAATATGCACATTGCTGACGGAGTAGGTGAGCGCCTTAAGGAAGAGCGCGAGCGCTTGGGATTGAGTCAAACCGAGTTTGGAACGAGACTCCGAGTTAGTCGTGGGACTCAGAAAAATTATGAGCTTGGTGCGAATTCATTGGACCTCCGTTACGTCGCGGCCCTCGTGGATCAAGGCATTGACGCCGGATATGTACTTACCGGGCATCGTTCTCCTGCTCCTGGACAGGGGTTGAAGCCGGACGAAGCGGAGCTTGTAGATCAATATAGGAGATTGCCTGCAGATGATCAGAAAACTGTACGTCGAATTGTGAAGTCTATGGCAGCAGAAGCCGCCGAGGCTTCGAAGTAAAATTTATCGATTCCTGAATCGAGCTATTTCCAGTCGTCTGCGTATCCTCAACAGGCTCCGTACCGTCGCTTCCAAATGTATTTAATGGAGCGTAAGTATGTTGGATCGCAGTAATCTCCAGAGCCTTAGTGGTGAATGGTCAAGCTTTCAGCGGCTTGAACTCACAGAGTTAGAGAAGGATTTAATCAAGCTTTACCGTCAGATGTCTGAGAGCGAGCAAAAGCAAATTCGCCGCATCGCTGGTTACCTGGCCAAGCCAGCTGAGAGTGAATAATTATCTTGTGGGCGATTGAATCACGCCTGCACCGCCTATCGCCGACTCCTCTGGTCGGCGGTTCACTCAAGCCACTGCCTGCCGCCCTAGTTGCTCAAACAACTCCTTCTGCTTGTCAGGTGCAAGGTCCCTTAGCCGATCAAATAGCATCACGTCCAATTGCTGCCCGGACGGTCTAAGCGTGTGCGAAAACGTCAGGTTTGCCACCCATGTATGGCCGCAACTGGCGTCCAAGCATTGGCAGTACAACTTCACATACGCCCTCGTCACTTCTTCCCGTGAGCTGATCCGTCCCTTGTGCCCGCATGTTGTGCAATAAATCCGCATGTTCCCTCCCCAGGGCCATCCCATGGCTACTATTTTGCCATATCTGTAATGGCATTATCTGTGCTTTCGGTCATATCAAGCCGTTACAGATGTATCCGGCAATGGTTTCCAGGCGAACCGCCGGTCCTCTCGCAACGTCGCATTAGCCTGGTCAAACAGCTGACAGATCGGCCTGATCTCGTTGCTGGTGTAAACGCGGTCTATCTTCTCGATGTCGCCGAATCCGCCGCTGTTCTCCGGGATGATTCCGGCCAGCGCCGGGTTCATGCGCCAGGCCGCGATCACGTCATTGCGCGTGATGTTCTTCACCTTCTCCAGTTCGTCCTTGGCCTGGAAGTCGCCCACCGGGATGATCTGAATGGCCTTCTCGGAGCCGCCTGGAATGTTGACGAACATCGATCGGAAGTTGCCCACGCCTTTGCTGGCCGTGATCTGGGCACGCAACTCCTCTTCGTCCTCCTCGGTCAGGTTCGGGTCGTTGGTGTAGAAGATGTATCCCGCGTGCGCGCCGTTGCTGTAGTAGCGCCGGCGGAACAGCGTCGCGGCTTCGTTGAGCAGCAGCGCCTGCAGGCCGCCCAGATACTCAGGCACGCCATAAATGTTCTGCTCTACGTCGTAGTTGAGGACGTGCTCGATCTCGTCGGCGTCAAACTCGGTTTCCTTACCGTTCTGTTCCAACTGGACGAACCCACCGTCGACCTTCACCCGCATGTTGATGGCAGGCAGGTGTCGCAGCTCCAGGATCTGGCCGAGCATATTGGGTACCCGGTAGAAGTACGCTTCGCCAAACACCATGAAGTCCAGCGCAGCCCGACTCATATCGGCCACTGACAGGCCGGCTGAAGGGATGAACTCACGCAGCAGCAGATTGCGTTTGAACCCTGGTATCGCGCCGTGGTGTGCGTTGGCCTTGAGCAGCTTGGCCAGCCCCCTGCGTGAGACTGGCGGCGTGAAGATGCGACCGTCGTCGCTGGCGAACACGCCCAGGTACTGCGCGATGTTGTCGGTCAGCACGGATTCCGGAGCACCGAATGTGAATGCACGCATGGGCCGTTGCGCCGGTTTTTCCTGCTGCAGGGTTTTGGGTTTTGCCATGGGAAGTTGATCCAGTGAGTGCGTAGCGACTGCGCCGCTTTTTGTCCGTGTTGAGGGGTTCGTACTGCAGGGCGTGCATGACCGCCCAGGCCACGTCCGCGTGACCGGTCGCGTCGGTTCGCGACGCGCTGTAGGTCACCTGGCCGCTGGCGGTTGTGCCGCGCTTGATTGTCAGGAAGGCCTGGGCGATATCGTTCCAGCCGGCGTCCCACTCGATGCGGCTGCCCTGGATGGTGTCCTGCGCCTTGAGCACCAATAGGTTCTTGGTTTCCAGGCTGTAATGGATCGAGGTCGCACGCGGGTAGAAGTCGCGCACCAGGTCGAAGACGCCGTAGCCGATGCCGGTCGTGTCGATCCCGATGTGCTGAACGTTGAAGCGCTCGGTCAGCTTCTTGACCTGCTCGGCCTGGTACTTGAATGACTGACCACGCCAGCTGTGCTTCTCCAGGATCCGGAACTTGCCGCCGTTCTCCAGCGGCGGTGCGATGACCACGCACGTCGCGTCGTCACGTGTCCGGCTCGGGTCGTAACCGATCCAGACCGGGCTGTTGCCATACGGGCGCGGATCGTCCGGGTCGAAGTCGGCCCACAAAGACAGGTCCGAATAGCAGCGCTCAAGATCTGCCAGGGAAAACGCGCTCTGGCTGCTGTCGATGAATTTGCACATGAACAGCTGCTGGAACTTGTCGTCGTCGTACTCCAGCTGCAACTGCTCAAGGTCGAACAGATCGCAGCCGCCGGCGATGGCGTCCAGGATGGTTATCACCTTGCGCCACTGACCGTCCGGACACAGCGCGCCGGCAGAGATCTGCTTATCGCTCGGCCATGGCTCCTTGGCGTTCTTGCGCTTGCTGTTGCGGAACTTCTCGCCTTGCCAAAACGGATAGGCCTGGTGCGACACGGCGCTGGGCGTGGAGAAATAGGTTTTGCGCCACTTCTTATGGGTCGCCATCGCGCTGGCCACGGTGTTCAGTTTCTCGAAGTCGCGGATCCAGAAATATTCGTCAACGTACACATGGCCGTGATGACCCTGCGCAGTGCTGCTGTTGGTACTGAGAAAGCGCAGCTCGGCCCAGGGCTTGCCGTCCTTGCTGAGTACGATCGGGTTGCCGGTCAGCTCCAGGCCAAACCACGCCTGTGCAAAGGCTATGATGTAGCTGCGGAAAATCTCGGACTGGGCGCGGCTGGCTGATAGGAACACCTGGTTATCGCCGGTCAGCACCGCGTCCATGAAGGCTTCGCCGGCGAAGTAGTAGGTCAGGCCCACCTGGCGGCTTTTGAGGATGTTCCGGATCCTGGCGGTCAGCGGGTTCTGTTTCGCGGCGAACAGCTCTTTCTGATAGCCGTACATTTTGCTGATGAACTTGTCGAGAAAGTCCACTTCGCGCAGCTCACTAACGTCGTTCTTGACCTTCTTTTCCCGCTTCTTGCTATCGCGCTTGCCACGCTCCCGACGTTCACCGCGTTGATCATCGCGGCGATGGCCATCGTCGTCCTGGTCATCACGGATCGGCGCAGCCACCGGCTTTACACACTGCTTAACCAGTCGCTCGCGAACGGTCGTCAACCGGTCCAGTTCGTCCAGCTCGCCCTTGGTCAGCGAGTCGGCTTTCTCCAGAAGCAGGGTGATACGCCGGCTGACGGCGGTCAGCGGTTCTTCATCCGTCAGCATGTCTTCCCAGCCACCAACGCGGATCCAGTGGTACACGATCCGGATGTTGGGCAGGTTCAACTGCGCCTGAATTTCCTTGGCCTTGTGACGGCGTAGAAACAGGCGTTTGGCGGCTTCTTTGACTTCGGTTGAGTAGTACATGTGCCGCAGTCTATGCGGCGAAAACGCGGAAAACGTGCAGTTAAAATCCGTGTTTCTCCTATAAATCAAATATAGGAGAAGCGCGAAAGTAAACCGTTTGTTGGAGGCGTTGCGGCTCCCTATCTTGGGGCCTCAATTTACCGATGAGCGCAGTTCTTCCCATGCCCCGTTCCCTTGTCAGCTTCTGGAAACGCGTCGCCACCAGCGGTCCTACCGTAGATGGTCGCGTCATCACGCCCCAGGAACTGCGCGACATCGCCGAGACGTACAGCACTACTACTTACACGGCCACCATCTGGTCCGAACATGACCGCTGGCCAGGCTCCTACGGCACCGTATTTGCCGTGCGCCTGATCGAGGACGTCGAGGGTCTGGCCCCCGGCCAAGTCGCGCTGGAAGCGCAGTTGAAGCCCAACCAAAAGCTGCTGTGGCTCAACGACCAAGGCGAAAAGCTCTTCACCAGCATCGAGATCATGCCCGACTTCGCTGGCACCGGCAGGGCGTACCTGACCGGCCTTGCCGTCACTGACGAGCCGGCGAGCCTGGGCACTCAGGAACTCTATTTCTCCCGCAACCCCGGCAACCCCGGAAAGCGCGTGCATTACGCGGCTGCCGTCCCGCTGGGTTCGATTGGTGAAGACGAACCGCAGGGCGAGGTGGCCAAGCTGTTCAGCATGTTCACCGGCCTGTTCAAGCGCTTTGGCATTGAAGAGGTGCCAGCCGAAACCACCCCGCAAACCCCTACCGAGAGCAAACCCCCAATGGATGAAGCTACAGCCAAAGCGCTGCAGGCCTTGATCGAACAGCAACTGATCGTCACTGCCGGCATTCAGGCGCTGATTGACAGTTTCGCAGAGGCACCGCCGGCACCCGACCAGGCCCCGATCGACGACGTACAGACTGCGGTCGATGACATCGTGGCCACCGCCGAAGACGAAAAGCAGTTGAGCCGCAAGGGCTCCTCCAACGCTGCAGTGCTGGCCGGCATGAACAAGCTGCAGGCGCAATTCAGCGCGTTGCTGGACAAGCCGGAAGGCCGCCACCTGTCACGCACCACTGGTGCCGCTGACCCTAAACCGAAGCGGGTACTCTGACATGGCCCAGTCACTGAGCGCATACGGCGCGAAGATGTTTGCGGCCTTGCAGGTTTCACTGGCTGAGTCTTACGGTGTCGAGTTGGCCAGCAAGACGTTCAGCGTCGAGCCATCGATTGCCCAGGAACTCAACGAGGCGATCACCCACAAGTCCGATTTCCTGCAGCGCATCAACGTCATCGGCGTGACCGAGATCAAAGGTCAAAAGGTGTTCCTGGGCGTTTCAGGTCCTGTGACCGGTCGCACTAACACCAAGACCACCGATCGTGAAGCCAAGGATGCATCGGCGCTTGATGACAGCACCTACGAGCTGTTTTCCACCGAATCCGACGTCAGCCTTCCTTACGCCAAGATCGACGCCTGGGCCAAGTTCCCGGACTTCCAGCAGCGTTACTCCGCAGCGGTGCAGAAGCAGATCGCACTCGACCGTCTGATGATCGGCTTCCACGGCATCAAAGCGGCTGCGCAGACCAATCTCACTGAATTTCCGATGCTGCAGGACGTGAACAAGGGTTGGCTGCAGATCGCTCGTGAGCAGATCCCTGAACAGGTTCTGAGCCAAGGCCTGGAAGCGGGCAAGGTCAGGATGGGCGAAGGTGGCGACTACGCCAACCTGGACGCTCTGGTGCATGACACCAAGCAGATGGTCGACGAGCGCGTTCGCGATGGCGGTGACCTGATCGCAATCATTGGCAGTGACCTGCTGGCAGCCGACAAGGCCAAGCTGTACGCCAAGCAAGGCGACGTGCCGACCGAGAAAGAACGCATCGAAGACGCTCAGGTCATCGCGACCTACGGCGGTCTGCCAAGCTTCAGCGTGCCGTTCTTCCCGGTCAACGCCGTTGTGGTCACCAGCTTCGACAACCTGTCGATCTACTTCCAGGACTCCAGCTGGCGCAAGCAGACCGTTGATAACCCGAAGCGCTCCCGCGTCGAGGATTACAACAGCCGTAACGAAGGCTACGTGATCGAGCAGCTGGAAAAGTTCGCCATGACTGAAAACGTCGAATTGGTGAAGGCATGAGCCTGGCACTGGCGCACAAACGCCGCTTGATCGCAGAAGGCCCAGCGGCTGCGGTCGCCGGTGCACAGATGGCTTATTCGGCTGACACCGCGCTGTCCAGTCCTGCCAATGCACGCAAGCACTTGAAGCTGATGGAAGACGCCTTGGCGGGTGATCTAGAGCGCATCAGCGCGATCAACAGCCGCGAACAGCGCCAGCTGCTCAAGCGTGACGAGCTGCTGCCCAAGTACCTGGATTACGTAAAGCGGTACCGCGATTCGGAATTGAATTTTCAGAACTCGGTGCTGGTGTATGTCCTGATCTGGCTGTTCGACACCGAGCAGTTCACCCAGGGCCTGGAGCTGGCCGACTTCGCTATATCCCAGGGCCAGGCGCTGCCTGAGCGCTTCAACCGCGACATTCCGACCTTTGTTGCAGACGAGGTGATCGACTGGGCCGAGGCTGAGTTCAAGGCCAGGCGCAGCCCTGAGCCCTACGTTTCCAACCTGCTGCCCCGTGTCGACGGCGAATGGCAGCTGTTCGAACGCATTCCGGCTCGTTACCACAAGTTGCTGGGGATGATCGCGCTGCATCGCAAGGACTGGCCTGTCGCTATTCACCACTTCGAGCGAGCCGAACAGCTCTACGAAAGCATCGGTGTAGGGACGCGCCTGGCTGACTGCCGCAAGGCCCTGGCCAAAGCCCAAGCCACAGAAAACGTCGGCAACGGCACCGAATAACCGACTACCCCCCCGGCGAGAAACTGTGGATGTGAGCCAACCATTTTATGGCCCCTGACCCACTGAAACAGTTTTCCCGCCCCTAATACAAAAAGCCCCGCACTGGGCGGGGCTTTGTGAGGCACAGATGTTTAACGGATCACTGCGAGAGCTTATCTATCGCCATCTTCCCCTCAGGGAAGGTCGCGGTGACTTCCAAACTACTGCCTCCCAGCACGTGGACGCACTCCCTCAGTGCTATGACGTACCGGTCAGCGACTTTCAGCGCTGCCTTGATCGTCGCCACATGATCACCTTGGGTGCGCATAAACATAAGCGCCATTGCGTGTGCGTCCTCAAGTCTTCTATCGGAGAGCTGCTGCTTACGCCTGGCAGCGGTCTGGCGCGCCTTAAGACGCTCTTTCATAGAAACAACCTTTCCTTGTTCGTCGGTCATGTTGAGCAGTCCTCCTTGGCTTGTGGGGAAAGTGTATGAGCTTTTCCGGAAAACCCACGGTACTGGTCGACGAACGGATCGGGAACGATGGTTTTTGGCCCGACCTATCGATAGCCGAGTTCCAGAAAGGTTACCGCCTGCCGGCGGAGTACCTGGTAGAGATGCTGGCCGCCGATCTGAACATGGCCATGGTCGAGGTCAATACCGATCTGGCCAGGTTAAAAGCGCGCTGGCAGGGCGTTGGCGTGTCCAACGTTGAATCCGCAGACACCACCGTCCTGCCAGAGCGCACCTTTCAAGCGGCGACGTATAAGCGCGCCGTTTACAGCCGGGCGAAAGCCAGCTTGCTGACCCAGTTCGCCACGGTCAGTCGTCGCGAAAGCGCCGAAAACGTGGGCAAGGAACTGCCAGAGCGATCCGAAACCTTCCTCGCTTTCAGCCAGGCCGCCGTGCGCTCGCTCCAGGGCCGTGGCCGCATCACGGCGGTGCTGCTGTGATCAAGCTCAAGGCATTGACCGCCTACCTGCTCGAGCGCCAATTGGTCGCCCCTGAGCAGCTCGACAGCTGGACCGACCAGGTGCAGGTCGAGCTGGTCTGGAAACCTGACACCCAAGGCATGCACATGGGTGACATGAATTACGGCGCGACCATCTCGATCGAGCGGTTCGCGGATCACCCGGCGCGCCTGTTTGCCCTGATAGGCAGCTGGCTGGAAACCCACGATCAGGACCGCGACGGTCTGCCAAACGTGGTGTTCGATGTGGTCATGCTCGACAACGACCTGGCCGACGTCGACATCAAGCTGCAGTTCACCGAGTCGCAGTACCTGGCTGAGGATCCTGCCGGCGAGATCCAGGCCTTTGGCAGTACCTGGTCGTTCGTACCGTTCGAACTATGGGTGGCTGAGAGCGGCGAGGTGACCGGTCATGGCCTTTGATCTGGACATTCGCGGCATGCTCGAAGCCCAGGACCTGCTGGCCTTGATGGAGCTTCCGACACCCAAGCGCAGACGTCTGTTGAACAACGTTGCCAAGCGCGTGCGCAGTCTGAGCCGGCAGCGGATCCGCAACCAGCAGAACCTGAATGGAACCCCGTTCGCTGCCCGCAAGGACACGTCCAAGGGCAAGAAGAAGATGGAAGCCGGCCTGGGCAAGCTACTCGATGTCACCCGCCTGACTGGTACCGAAGCCGAACTGGGCTGGCGCAACACGCTGACCCGCTGGGTTGCCTCGCAGCAACACAACGGCGTGTCCGAACGGCGCACCGCCGCACAGATGCGCCAGTGGAACAAGGTTCCTCCTGGCACCGCTGCCACCGAAAAACAGGCCAAGAGCCTGCGCCGTCTGGGGTTCAAGACCCGTCAGGAAGGCAAAAAGACCCTGACCCGCCCATCCGTGGCGTGGATCCAGCAACACCTGAACTACGCCAGAGCGGGATTGCTGATCCGCGTCCTGGACGACGAACGAGCCGAATCCACCGGTGCGCAAAGCTGGAACATCCAGCTGCCTGCGCGTCAGTTCCTCGGTGCCAGCGACAGCGAAACCAGCCAACTGGTGAACCTGGTGCTGCAACAAATCCTTAATTCACCCCGCTAACGAGGCACCGCTTTATGGCACTCGGCAAAGTCAGCGTTAACAATCTCAACCTCGGCCAGGGTGCCGTGAGCGAGATCGAACGCTATTTCCTGTTCATCGGTCCCGCTGCCAAGAACGTCGGCAAGCTGGTCCCGTTGGACACCCAAAGTGATCTGGACGTCCAGCTGGGCGTTGCGGACAGCGACCTGAAAACCCAGATCCTGGCAGCGCGCAGCAACGGCGGTGATCGCTGGGCCTGCATCGCCGCTCCGATCGCGGGCGAAACCACCTGGCAACAGGCGCTTGAGAGCGCGACCCGCAGTTATTCCTTCGAAGCGGTGGTGATCGTCAACCCGGCAACCACTCAGGCCGAGCTTTCAGCGATGCACGTTGCAGCCAATGACCTGAGCAACAAGTTGGGCCGCCGCGTCTTCGTGCTCGCCGCGACTGCCGGCATTGCTCCGCAGTTGAGTTGGAGCGCTTACGTTGTCGAGCAGAAAGCCATCGTCGGCGGCCTGGCTGCGCCTCGGGTTCTGCCGGTACCGCAACTGCACGGCAATAACCTAGGCGTGCTTGCCGGTCGACTGGCCAATGCCGCCGTGAGCATTGCCGACACTCCGATGCGCGTTGCCACCGGCGCGGTCCTGGGCCTGGGCGCTGAACCCAAAGACATGGACGGCATCCCGCTGAGCACCGCGGTGCTTTCGCAGCTCGACGCAGCGCGTCTGTCTGTGCCGCAGACGTACCCGGACTATCCGGGCACCTACTGGGGCGACGGCAACATGCTGGACACCCCCGGCAGTGACTTCCAGGTGATCGAGAACCTGCGTGTCGTGGACAAGGCAGCACGCCGCGTGCGCGCTCTGCTGATCCGCTACGTAGGCGATCGCACCCTGAACAGTTCGGCCAACAGTATGGCGACCACCACGTCCAAGCTGATGGCCCCGCTGCGCGCGATGGCCAAGTCCACCAAATTCGCCGGCCAGGTATTCCCGGGCGAGATTGAGCAGCCCAAGGACGGCGACATCGTGCTGACCTGGACGAGCAAAACCTCTGTCGTGGCCTACCTCAAGCTGCGCCCCCTCAACTGCCCGAAAGACCTGACCGCGAACATCGCGCTGGACCTTTCCGTTACGGATTCGGAGTAACCCATGGCCGCAAAAATTGGCGGTAAGAACTTCGACGTGAACCTGGGCGATCTGCTCGTTCACGTCGAGGCCGGCACCATCGACATCACGGACAACAGCACCGTGGCCCAGACCAAGGGTGTGCCCAATGGTCACGTCGACGGCGATGTCGCTGCAGCTGGCGAACTGGAGCTGGACACCACCAACTTCAATCTGCTGATCGAGCAGGCCAAGACTGCGGGCAGTTTCCGCGAGCTGGAGCCGTTCGACATCGTGTTCTTTGCCAAGGCCGGCGAAGAGGAACTGCGCATCGAGGCCTTCGGCTGCAAGGTCCGTGTGTCCAGCCTGCTGAGCATCGATCCCAAGGGCGGCGCGAAGAACACCCACAAGGTGCCGTTCGACGTCACCAGTCCGGATTTCATCAAGATCAACGGCGTGCCGTACCTGGCTGCTGCTGAAATCGAGGGTCTGACGTAATGGTTTGCCCGTTCGATCGTGCTCAGGCTCTGGAGCAGCGACAGCGCGACCAGGCCATTGCGGCCCAGTTGGCCAAGCCGCGAGCGAGCGGGCCGAGCCTCACCCATTGCCAGGACTGCGACAAGGAGATCCCGCCAGCACGCCAGGCGCTGGGTGGCATGACTCGTTGCGTGCCTTGCCAAACCCTGACTGAAAAGGGGCTTCGTTGATGAGCACCAATCAAGCTGCTCAGGACACCGCCATTGCGTTGGTGAAGGCGTCGCCCGCGATTGGCGTCGCCGCCACCGGTGCGACCGGTGCCGTTGACTGGTCCGCCGTGGCCTACATGCTGACCGCGTTTTACATGGTGCTGCAGATCCTGCTGCTGATCCCCAAGTACCGCCAGATGCTGCGGGACTGGAGGGTCAAGCCATGAGCCTGCGGGTCAAGATCACCGCCGGCGTGCTGCTGCTCTGCAGCGGCACGTTGACCGCCTTCCTGGGCACCTGGGAAGGGAACGGCCAGAACGTGGTGTATGCCGACAAGCTGGCCAGTGGTTTGCCCACGGTCTGCAAGGGCATCACCAAGCACACCAGCCCGGATCCAGTGGTGGTCGGTGAATATTGGTCCGATGCGCGCTGCGCCGAGGTGGAAGGCCTGGTCATCGCCAAGGGCCAGTTGAGCCTGGCCGACTGCCTGACCAACCAGGTGATCGGGCAGAACACGTTCGACGCCTTGAGCAGCCATGGCCACAACTTCGGCGTGCCGACGACGTGCGCGAGCCGTGCGGTGGGCCTGATCAATGCGGGCCGCATTGCCGAGGGCTGCAAAGCGCTGGCCTGGGCTTCCGACGGCACGACGCCGGTTTGGGCCTATGTGACCGGTGCCGATGGCCGTAAGACCTTCGTTCGTGGTCTGCACAACCGCCGGCTTGCCGAAATGAGGCTATGCCTGCAATGACCATCAGCCCGCTGCGCCTTGCCCTGTTCTTGCTGGTGGTCGGTCTGCTGACCTGGTGCGCTTTCGAGTACCAGGGCAACCAGCTCGTCGCTGCCCGCGCTGATCTGGTCGACGCCACTGCAGATCTGCACACCGAGCGAGAGGCGGCGCGCCTGGCCCGCGATCAGCTGGCAGCGCGGGACCAGCTCGACACCCACCACACCGAGGAACTGAATCGTGCCCGCGCTCAAATCAACACTCTGCAGCTTGCTGTCGCTGATGGCAGTTACCGGCTGCGCATCAAAGCTTTCTGCCTCGCAGTGCCCGGTACCGCCAGCGCCGCCGGCCTGGCTGATGCAGGCAGCGCCGAACTCGCAGCAGACGCTCGATCGGATTATTTCACCCTCAGAGACGAGCTTGCCCTCAGCCGGCAAATGATCCTCGGCCTGCAGGACTACATCCGCCAGGTCGTGCAACGCACGCCGGCACAACCCTGACCCTTTACAACTCAACCTTACGGAAATACCGACATGAGCGAAGTAAACCGCAGCATCACCCTGGAACGTGGCGACAAGGAATTCACGTTCAACCTTACCCCGCAGGTGATCACCAAGTACTTCAACGCCACGACCCAGGCCAACAAGGTCGCGCCGGCCCACAACCTGCTGATGGGCACCGTCAAGGACGAAGACAAGGCCGCACTGAAGGCGCTGCTGGAAAACCCGATCACCACCATGACCCTGGCCGGTGCTTTGCTTGAAGAGTATTCGCCGGACGTTGAAGTGATCGTAAAAAAGCCCTCGAACATGCCGAAGGCCTGACCCAGGACGGGCTGGGCCAGTTGCTGGCCTTGGCCCAACGCTGGCTGCCTGGCGCTGAACCCACGATCGAAAGCATGGGCACCGCCAAGTGGCTTGAAGACGAACACTGGAGACGCATGGAAATTGCCGTCGCCAACGGCATTTCCACTGCCTTTAACGGATAACCCTGATGGCTGACCGTTCCGCCCGCCTGGCTTTCATCCTGAAACTGACCGACAAGGTCAGCGCCCCGTTGGGCAAGGTGAAAACCAGCTTCAGCGACCTTGCCGCGAAGAGCCAGCAGAACATCATTCAGATGGGTGCAGGCCTGGCCGGCATGGTGGGGGCGGGCAAGGCCATCACCGAATCACTGGAACCGGCGCTGGAAGTGAACCGGGCGCTGGGCGACATGCGCGCCTTGGGCACCACCGAAGACGCGCTGGCGTCGCTGAACCGGACGGCCCTCGAATTTTCGATCACCTACGCCGCCAGCGCCGCCGAGTTCGTGGCGTCGTCACGTGTCATCGATGGCGCGATCAAGGGCCTGGTCGGCGGCCAGCTGTCCACCATCACCAGTGCCAGCAACCTGTTGGCCAAGGTCACCAAATCCGACGCCGAAACGACCGGGGCGTACCTGGGCACCATGTACAACCTGTTCAAGTCCCAGGCAGACAAGATGGGTCGGGTGGAATGGGCCCAGCAGCTGACCGGCCAGACCGCGCTGGCGGTGAAGCTATTCCGCACCGACGGTGCCCAGTTGAAAGATGCCTTCAAGGAAGTAGGGGCGATCGCAACCCAGGCTGGTGTCAGCTTTGCCGAGCAGATGGCGGTGGTCGGTACGCTGTCCAGCACCATGGAAGGGGGCGATGCCGGCGGGCGCTACAAGGCTTTTTTTGAAAACCTCAGCGCAGCTGCCGAGAAAACTGGCCTGAGCTTCACGGACGCCGCCGGCAATGCACTGCCCATGCTGCAGATCATGGACAAGTTGCAGGGCAAGTACGGCGACCTGACCAGCGCTGCTGCCGGCACCAAGCTGATGGAAGTATTCGGCGGTGAAGGTGCCCAGGTGATCGGCGCACTGGCCAAGGACACCGATCGGCTGCGCAACGGCATTGCCGAGCTGGGCAAGGTCCGGGGCCTGGAGAACGCCGAGAAGATGGCTAAGGCCATGGTCGACCCCTGGCAGCAATTCGGCAAAGCCGTCGAAGCGCTGCGCATCGCCTTCGGCCAGTCCCTTATTCCGACGCTGACCCCGCTGATGGAACGTCTGGTGGGCATTGCCAAGACCTTGACCCGCTGGACGCAACTTTTCCCGAACATCACCCGGCTTATCGGTATCACCACGCTGGTGGTCTTTGGCTTCATCGCCGCGATGTCGTTGCTGACCCTGGTAGTCGGTGTCAGCAAAATGGTCTGGCTGGGCATGCTCACCGTATGGAAGCTGCTCACCTGGCAGGGCTTCAAATCAATCGCCATGTTCCTGTTCCACACGGTCATGGTCGCGGCTTTCGTGGTCGGCCTGATCGGTCTGTACACCTGGATGGCGATCGTGCGCGTCGGCATGTTGCTGTGGCAGGGCGCAATCTGGCTGGTCAACGCCGCCATGCTGGCCAACCCGGTGCTGCTGATCGTGGCCGGCATTGTCCTGCTGGCAGCTGCCGTGGTCGCAGCTGTCGTTTACTGGGACGAGCTGTGCGCCGCATTGATGAACACCACCGCGTTCCAGTGGATCAGCGATCAGATGGCCAAATTGTCCAGCTGGTTCGACTCGATGGGCGGTTGGTCAGGCATCGCCAAAACGGCCTGGGACAGCATCCTGTCTACGGTCAAGAGCGCAATCAATGGCCTGATCGAGATGGCCAACAAAATCCCCGGCATCAACATAGAAACCACGTTTGATGATCTGCCCGAGCCGCCGAAGATTCCAGATCTGCCCGGTCAGGGCGCACCTGTACCGGGTCCGCAACTGCCGGCAGCGGTCGCTCGATCTGCGCCGACCCAGGGTGCTGCAGCGAGAGTCCAGGTGAAACCTGCAACGCCTATCAGCTTGCCGCAACCCAACGTGCTGCCCTTCAAACCGCTGCAGTTGCCTGCTCCGCAGATCAGCCAGGCCGACCCGATCATGCTGCCGACGACGTCGGCTGACCTGGCGTTTTCGATGCCGGCCAAAACGGCACTGCCAGAGCGCGTCGAGAAGGTCATCGAGCTGCCCGCCAAATCGGACAAGGGTATCGAGGCCCGCAAGGCGATCAACGCCAATACGTCGATCAGTCCCACCAAACCGCAGGCCGTCCCGAAAGGAGGACTGATGCAAAGCTTCCAGAACCAGAGCAACGCCATGAACCCCAACCAGCGCCCCGGCACCCACGTCGAGACACTGAATATCAATACCTCCAAACCGATGACACCGCTGGAGCTGGAAAACATGATGGCCATGGCGGTGGGCGGCTGATGAGTGAATACGTCGACCTGCTGATCATGAACAACGACCTGGTACTCGACCCGGCTCGCCAGCCCCTGCTGGTGGATGACCGCGCCTCGATCGCTCAGGACATCGCGCATCTGATCCGCGAAAGTGGCCTGCTGATCACCCTGGTGGCCGAGCGCGACCGGTTGCGTCAGCGTGACTGCATTCAGCAGATGGAGCTGCTCGTCGAGGATGACGAACGCCTGGTACCAGGTACTGCGCAGATTGAGCAGACCCAGCCGGGTGTGTACCTGGTGACCGCCACGACAGTGAAGTTTGGCCAGGTGGAGATCACCTTATGACCGTCGACTTCAAAAAGGCGCTGGGTGATTCCGGCATTCCGACCACCGAGGCGCAGCTCAAACAGGCCTGGGAAAAGCTGGCCGTCGAGCAGGGCAGCACGCTGACCAACACCAGCGCGTACAGCCCGTTCTGGCGAATCATCACGGCGCTGGTCACCAAGCCAGTGCTGTGGCTGCTGGAGTTCGTCAGTGGCACGGTGTTGCCGAACTTCTTCGTCAAGACTGCCGGCGCGCAATGGCTGGACATGCTGGCGTGGGCGGTGAACATCGAGCGCAAGGCCGCGACGGTGGCCGTTGGCGAATTGCTATTTACCCGCGCCAATACCGGTGGCGAGCTGGAAGTGCCGATCGGCACTGTCGTCCAGTCGCCGACCCTCAACGGTCATATCTACCAGTTGGTAACCACCGAGCCGCGCAGCTTTGAAGAGGGCCAGAGCCAGTTGGTGGTGCCGGTCAAGGCCGTGGGAGCCGGCAGCGGCTACAACCTGGCACCGGGTTACTACGCGGTGCTGCCTCAGTCGGTCCCGGGCGTTGTCCAGGTGGTAAACAACACCGACTGGCTGCAGACGCCTGGCGCGGATTCCGAGCATGACGACCAGTTGCGTCTACGCGTGCGCAACCAGTTTTCGGCGGTCAACCAATGGCACACCGACGCGGTGTACCGGGCAATCATCACCGGGTTTCCTGGGGTTGCCGCTGACGGCGTGTACTTCGAACACGGCGCGCCGCGTGGACCAGGCAGTGCCAATGCCTTCGTGCTGTTCGACGCCGGCGTGCCCGCCGATACCTTCCTCGAGCAGATCAACACGCATATCCGCGACGGCGGCAACCATGGCCACGGCGACGATCTGCTGGCCATGGCCATGCCTGAAACTCTGCACGCGATCAGCGTCAAGGTCTGGCCGGTGGCGAACCTGACAGCGCTGCAGCTGCAGACTCTGCAGGCTGAGGTCGGGCTGTTCATCCGCGCCGCGTTCCGCGAAAGCACCCAGAGTGACTACGCGCCGACTCGGACATTTCCCCAGTCACGTTTCAGTTTCAGCCGCCTGACCGAAGAGCTGCACGTCCAGTTTCCGGATATCAGTTCGTTGCGGTTCGCCAACAGCGACATCGTCTCGGCCTTGGACATCCCGCGCATCAGTACCCTGGCGGTGGTCCTGCAATGATCAAGCTCAAGCTGCCGTTCTGGCTCGAAGGGCTGGAGCTGACCAAGCTGGCCAACACCGCCCAGCTCTGGTGGGAACAGGCCACCGAGTGGCTGCGCTGGCCGTACCTGCAGTTCGACGCGGACACGTGCCACCTGTCCATTTTGGAGCTGTGGGCCTGGCAGCGTGATGTCACGCGGTTTCCCGCCGAACCTGAAAGCCTCTTCCGTCTGCGGGTCAAGTACGCCTTTATCAACTCGGTGGACGCCGGCAGCACTGCCGGTTTGAAACGCATCCTGGAGCGCTTGGGCGTCGGCTATGTCGAGATCCAGGAACGCTTGCCCGAACGCGACTGGGACGTCGTGCTGCTCACCCTGAGCGATTCCCAATTGTCCGAGAACCCCGACCTGTTGCGCGTGCTGATCCGTCAGTACGGGCGCACCTGTCGCCGGTACGACTTCGTAACCATCACCCCGGTGCGGCTTGCTGTTGCCCTGGTGGATTTCAATGACGATCAGCAAACGCTGGTCGCCAGCCTTTAGGAGCCCTCATGGCTGCAAGCATTACCCTCGCCGGCGAGAAACTGATCGCCCAGAAACAAGCGGCCAACCTGCCGCTGACCGTTGCCCGCTTCGTGCTGGCCAACGTGCCCGGCCTCAATGTGAGCGGCCCGGTCAATCGCGCCGGCGTGAAGCCGCCAGCGGCCCAGATCGTCTACACCGCAAACATCACCCAGCAGGGCTATGTGAACCCTAACCAGGTGGTGTACAGCCTCCTGATGGGCACCGATATCGGTGACTTCGACTGGAACTGGATCGGCCTGGAGACCAGCGACGACGTGCTGCTATCGGTCGCCTATGTGCCGTTGCAACAGAAGCGCAAGAACGTCCTGCCTGACCAGATCGGCAACAACGTGACGCGCAACTTCCTGGTGGTGTTCGACGGTGCCCAGCAGCTGACCGGCATCAAGATCGATGCAAGCACCTGGCAGCACGACTTCACTGTACGCCTCAAAGGCATCGACGAACGCGAGCGGCTGAGCAATCGCGATGTGTTTGGCCGTGCCTGCTTCTTTGATAGCGGTTTGAAGCTGGAGAAAGTCGGTAGCACCTACCAGCTCAAGGCGGGGGTGGCTTATGTCGAAGGAATTCGTCTGGAGTCGACAGCCGTCCTGCCGGTCGTCGTGCCGTCGGTGCCCAACAAGGCCTGGCTGGATGTGTCTCTGCAGCGCGATCACAGCGACGTGGTGGGTACGTTCCAAGTGGTGTTTGGCATGGACAAGGTGGATTACAACGACGGTGCCGGCGCACGCCATTACTTGGTGCCGTTGGCCGACTTGCCCACCTCATCGTTGATTACCGATCTGCGCAGCGTCGAGCCGATCATCACTGAACTGATCAAACACCTGGCCTCCCGGGTTGGCGACTATCCCAATCTGCGCGCCCGGGCCACCACTAAAGATGACGTGAAGCTGGACCAGATTCCCAATGCGATCAGCAGTGATCCAACCAGCAACAGTGATCAAGTGTTGGCCACCACCAAAATGGTCGTGGCTGTACGCCAACTGCTCGAGGCCCTGGTCGACACCAAGCTCAATAAAAACGGGGGGAATGTCACGGGTACGATCAACACTACGCAGTCCATCGTGCTCAATAACGGTAGCAATGACTCGCCAGAGGTGCGCTGGGCGACGACGTTACGTACCGTCTTTGCTGATGTGTATAACCATACGTTCCGAATCTTTTCGACAGGCGTACCGGATCCGCTGAACCTGGACCTGGCCAACCAGCGTGCTTATCTGTTTGGCCGCGAGCCGTGGGACACCGGTAACTTCAATCCGGCCCTTAAAGCTGATCTGGCGGGGGCAGTATTTACCGGCCCGGTCAGAGTGCCTTCGCTACCGGCCACGACCAAGGACCAGCAGGCCGCTAACACTGCCTTTGTGCATTCGGTGGTCGCCGCCCTGGTGGACTCGTCGCCGGCGGCGCTCGACACCCTCAAGGAGCTGGCGAGGGCCCTGGGCAACGATCCCAACTTTGCCACCAGCATGACCAATGCCCTGGCGGGGAAACTGTCGACCAGCGGCGGCACGGTGGCCGGCCAACTGTACAGCCGCAAAGCAGATGCTCAACTCGGCGTTTGGGGATCTGCGGGTCTGGTTCTCGATTCGGATTTGCACCCAGCCATTACCTTTCATGCCTCTTCGCGTGGTGTGGCGCGGATGCTGGGGCTCCAAACTGACAATGAGCTGTATCTGGGCGGATCTGACCCTGGCCAGCCGCAGTACAAGCTGTACCACTCTGGCAACTTCAATCCTGCCGGCAAAGCCAACGTCGCCACCACCCTCGGTGGCTATGGCATCACCGACGCCTATACCGCCAGCCAGTCAGATGGGCGTTTTGTTCGGCTCGCGGGTGAAAACGGCTACACCGCATTCAGCCTCGGTCAGGTTCCTTCGCTGGCAGCGGCGGGTGCTTACACCCAAGGCCACGCCCCTCTGGGGATTACGAACGGCAATAACCCGGCCGCTGCAGCAGTGATTACATTTCATCGGGGCGGGTCCTACGGCACGTTCTTTGGTCTGGACACGGACAACCAGTTTGCTTTCGGTGGCTGGTCAGCGGGTAACGCCCGGTACCGTTTTTGGACCGAAGCCAACCGGCCGAAAAACACTGCCTCGGTTGAGGTCAACGGCTGGCACAAAGACGCTGACACCGGTCGCATCGAGCAGTGGGGGCGAGTCACGCTGGTATCGCCGAATGCCGTCGGGGCGGTGGCGGAAGCGGGGATTTATTTTCCGATGTCGTTCCCGGCCGCGTTCCACTCTGTGACGTTCGGCATTGAGGCGGTCGGAGAGACCACTGAAATTGCCGAGAACCTGGTGGGGTTTCATAGCACTGGCTTGGGCGCGATGACCGTACGCGTTCAACGCGTTGCCGGCAGTAACCCAAGCAACACCCCCATCACCATCCACTACCGCGTAACGGGGAAATAAATGGAGTTCTTTTACGGTCGCCCGTCGGGCGGGTTTTACAGCAGCGCGAGCCACGGCCCCCGAACCATCACCATCGATGACCCAACCTTCGAACGACCGAAGATTCTGGTCCCGGATCCCGCATACATCGCGGGCGACCACAGCCAGGAGGAGTCCGTGCCGATGATCGAGATCGATGACCTCGGCGTCCCGGTGCCGCAGATTACCGTCGACAATCCGGAATGCCTGCTGCCCCCGGCGAGCGATCTGATCGAGATCAGCATAGAGCACTACCAATCCTTACTGGAGGCACAGAGCAACGGCATGCGTATCGATCTGGATGACAGGGGTCGACCTGCTGCTATTGCGCCGTTTGGTCCCAGCATCGAGACGCTGCGCGAGAATGATCGTTGCTGGCGGGACTATCAGCTCAAACAGACCGATGGGATGGTCAACCGTCACCGTGACGAGCTCGAAGCGGGGCAGGCGACGACGTTGTCGGTGGAACACTACATGGCGCTGCAGGCCTATCGTGGCGCGCTGCGTGATTGGCCGGAGCATTCGTCGTTCCCTGACATTTCAGCCCGCCCATCAGCCCCGACCTGGTTGGTGCTGCCATGAGTTGGACTAACATCAAGTTTCGCTGGCCGGCACAAGCCACTCAATGGATGGACCAGATGGCCGGCGCTCGCAATCTCATCCAGGGCGAAATGCTCAGCACTGGGGAACGAGTCTCCAAGCTAGCCGACATCGCGACCACCAGCCCAGGGCCGATCGGCGGCGCCGCACAAGCGGCGATCAGCGCCGGCCGTACCGCCTTGGCGGCCCAGTTCGAGAACGTCCCGTCGTGCATCGTGGTGACGCCTTTTCAGCATGGTGTAGGGCAGGGCAGCGGTGGTCACCAGCGATTTCTATCCGCGCCCAACCTGCTGCAACTGCTTGCCGACAAGTTGACTGACACCACCGACGCAGTCCGCCCGCAAGGCCAGCAGAGCGCCCTGGTACTGATATTCCTCGCCACGCGTCTGGACCAGCTTGCGGCGACGTTGGGTCGGTTCAATGTGGTGTTGCCTATGCCTGACCTGGTGCGCGCCGAGCGCCGTGCCGAACACCTAGCCAAGCTGGAGATGGAAAAGTGGGTCATGCCGATCGCCGGGCAAATGCCGCTCTGGAGCCAGTTGCCGCTGCAGCGGTGCCCGATCACCAAGCTGGCCAGCCAGTCCATGGCCGGCCAACTGGCTGTACTTGAGGGCTATGCTGCTGACAGCTCGCCCATGGCGGACCTCGCAGATCTGCAGGCACGAAAGAAGGCGCAGGCCCAGGAGCGCGATCAGCAGCTGGCCGACCTGAAAGCCCAGTTCACCAACAGTGCAGACGACGTGTCGATCCAGTCTAGGATGCTGGGACCGGGCGACCTGGGCCAGCTGCGCCGCGAACTACTCGAGGGCGAAGCCCCGGGCCATGAATGGCCGCTGTGTGCCGGCGCGCTGCTAGTGGGATCTGCAGAGAGCCTGAGCTTTGTCCAGGAACTGGTGGGCCTATGACGCTGCTACTCAACGGCGAGCAGATCATCGGCCACCGCATGAAGCTGACAGCCAACCTTAAGATTGAGGCCGACGAGCTGGGCGGCCAGACATCGGCAACCGACAAATCGCACAAGGGTTTCAAACCCAAGACTCTGACCGTTGCGCTGACAATCCCCTACAAGGCCCTCGAGGACCTGCGCACGATCATGCGCCTGGCCGAGGCGACTGCAGGAGGTGGCCAGCTACAGACCTACCGCATCGTGAACGACACGGCCAAGGCATTTGGCATCCGGCAGGTGACGTTCTCTGACGGGGTCAGCGCCCGTGAGGACGACACACTGGCCCAATGGATCGTCCAGTTCACGCTGAGCGAGAAGCTATCCAACCCGGAGAAGGTCGAGAACCGGCGCGCCGGCAACGGCGTCACGTCGCAGTCAGCACCAGGTGATGGTGTTGCGGGTAGCGGATCGGGCACGCCCGAAGAACTGACAGGCTTTGAGGCAGTGCTCAAGAAGGTGGACACCTACCTGGGCGGCGCTTCATGAGCATGAAGCTGCACAAGGTGCTGACGATCGGCGGCGCGGTCATGCCGCTGGTCAACGACGATGTCCGTCTGGACCTCAAGAGTCCAGGCCGCGCCACGTTCACGATCAAGGCGGGAGTAACCGTCAAAGGATTGGTCACGTTCGATATCGGCTACAACGAAGCGGTCCTGCAGCGTCATTTCATTGGCTACGTCGAACGCTGCACCGCCACTAACGGGATCGAGCAGGTGGTGCTGTGTCGTGAGTTAGCCGCGGTGCTGGCCAACCCATTGCCCATGAACCTGCGCCACGTGGATCTGCGCGCTGTGCTGGCTGATATCGATAGCAAGACCGGCCTGCGTTTCCGGGTTCCGGATCAGGCCTACACACGCGTCAAAACGCCGTTCTTCTACAACCTGGCCGCTGGGTACCAGGCTCTGGACAGCATGGCGCGGGTGTTTGGTATCAGGGACTTTATCTGGCAGCAACAGGGCGACGGCGAGATCTACGTCGGTGCCTGGGCTGACAGTTTCTTCGGCGCTCGGTCGCCGTTGCAGTTGCCGGTTAACCTTTTCGACGGTTATCAGGGCAGCCAAAGCGCGATGATCGCGGCCTTACCAGGCCTGCGACCAGGCGTATCAATCAACCAGGGCGAGCGGATCACGAACGTGACGCTGGCCGGCACACAGATGGCTATCAAATGGACGACGCAATCAAGCGCAGCGTAGAGCGGCAATTCCCTGAACTCACCGGGGGCTATCACTTGCCGCGCTTTGCCAAGGTGATTGCCGTGGCGGATGCGCCGGCAAGCGCCGGGCTGTGTGACGACTTCCGTCCGCGCTTCTCGGTGGACCTGCAGGTGATGGGTCCAGATGGCGAGATCGACACGACATTGCCGGTACTGGCCGGTGTGCCGCTGCCCATGCCGGTGGGTGGCGATGAGATGGGATTCTTTGCCTTTCCGGAGGAGGGCACCAGCGTGGTGGTGTGCTTCGCTTATGGCCTGCCGCACAAGCCCTACATCCAGACCATCCTGCCGCACGGCCTGACACTGCCGAAGGTGCCCAAGGGCGACCAGGTGTGGCAGCACAGTGACGCCGTACAGCAGCGCGTCGACGCGGACGGTAACTGGCTGCGCAAGACTGACGGCAAGATCCAGGACCAGGCGATCGAGCGCGAGGTCGACGCTATGACGAACACCGAAAGCTTCCAGAGTCACACCAGAACGGTGGATGACCATTCGACCGAGTCAGTGGGTGGAGTAAAGAGGATCGAGGCCTTGGGAGCGCTCAAGCTGTTGTCAGGGGGATCCGCGAGCCTGGCGGCAGTGGACGACTTGCACCAGGCGACCGGGCGCGATCTGAACCTGGTGGTCGGCCAGAAGCACAACGCCACGGTGGGTGGCGACATGCACGAACGGATTCAGGGTCTGCGTGAGAGCATCACCAGTAAGAGCCAGCGTTTGCAGGCTCCTAAAAACTGGGTTGGATCGGGCGGTGTGAACATCTTTCAGGTCGTGTGTGACCTGCTCGATCTGGTTCAGGACATGAACATCCAGCTCTCTGGACATACCCATGGGCCGACGCCGGTGCCTGGCAACGCGGGTGCGTTTACAGCGGATGCGACCAAAGCAGCGTTACTGTCAGCTAAGCTAAAGCCAGTAACGCTATGATCGATACATCACCCCTATGGTTTAGAATCTCGGGAAAGTTACTCAGATCCGTCATCAATCTTTTTCTTCTCCCCAAACGACTTGCGATAAAACTGAAACTTAAAATCTTTGCAGGTTACAGCTATGTTCTGAATTTACGAAGAGCTTTAGCTGCCCCTTCGACAAGAAATGCTGATGGTACAAGCATTACGAATACTATCGTCGTGAGAACCATAAACTCTCCGTCCTCGCTACCGATTATGCCCAGGGCATTTGCAGCCGAAGCATAAGTATCTAGGCCTGTTTCAGTTTGAAGTAACCAGCCCATCAGGCCTAACGCAACAAGCCATTTAGTGAGCAGCGCAGCCAGCACTAAACTTAATACGCTCTTTGAGATGGCCTTCGTTATTTTCTTCATTTGTTTTTTTCGCTATTCACTAGAAGCAGATACATCAATTACACCATAATACTTTAAATTCGTTCCCGGGAGATTTTCGCCACGCTGACTGCGAAGGTGTTTCTTAAGCTCATCGAATCCTATCTGAGAGGTAAGGGTGATACAGCCTTGGCTTATACCGCGTGGCCCAACGGGGTGGAGCCTAAAAGCGCCACGCCTGATGTTATCAATGGTTGTCTGATCATCCACCTCGCCATCATCTCTGTAAAGACCAAACCACTCCCCCCTATCCGTACCAGCTAAAAAGTCCTGTATGGGTTCTTTAATCCACCCAAGGGTACCCCCGCTCTGCCGATCGACAATAAAATATCGACCAGTTGGAATTGCACCCTTGCTTTCAACAGACTGATACTTCGGGCTGTTAACAAAAGGGGCGTCCATACCCGAGAACGCTTCATAGCTAGCTTGCCCGCAACGCAAATTGCTCACAGGTTTACTATTTAACAAAAAACTACAGTATGCAATATTAGGGTTGTTAGTGTTTTCAGACATGCCGCGCCCGTCCTTGGCCAAAATTAAGCGTAGATTTTATTTTTTATACCGTCCCACCCACCCGCAATTTGTCCGCCACCTTGACCGTCGGAGCGTTTCTGCTGTGTATAGAGAATTTTAATGCGCCCATAGTTAAGACGTACAGTTTCAGTCGGGAAACCATTTTCCATCGAGCCATTGCCGTTGATGGATACTGACGAAATTATAACTTCTTCAAGCTTGATCTCTAGATATTTTATTTTGTCAGTTCCTGCACGATTTACCGCAATAGTAACCTCTTTAAAATGCTTCCCGCTACAGCAAGCCTCATGAAGTTTAGGTGTGGATTTATCCACCGTTTTGCGAAAGAAAAAATCACTCATGCTGGCTCGCCCGCTACATGCTCCGCCGGCACTTGTTGCAGTTGCTGATGCTGACTGGCTCGCACCAACATCAAAATCTAAAATTTCGATCCAATCTTTAAATAGTGCATCAAGAGACTCGCCTGGAATACCCTCAATCTGCATGTAAGTGTCAAACGCCATAGTGTAAATCCCTTTCTAAAACGTAGGAAACACTATGGTAGCTGAATTTTTAGTGTTGATGTATAGGAATCTCAATAACCTCTACACCCGCAGCAACGCTCCGCCGCTGAAGAAGATTGAGGCGCTGGGCGGGCTCAAGCTGCTGTTAGGCGGATTCGCGAGCTTGGCCGCTGTTGACGATCTGCGCCAAGCGACCGGGCGTGATCTGCACCTGATGGTCGGCCAGAAGCACAACGCCACAGTGGGTGGCGACATGGTGGAGAGGATTTGTCGCGCCCAAATTAACTTCGGAATAAAAAAGCTGTAAGAAAAGCACTTATCCCCCTCCCGCCGACGGGCTCCGCGTCATTTTTTTGTGCAAACCCAGATGCGATGAAAACAATACTCCAGCCCAGGCCAGTCGTGGGGTTGCGCAGGGGAGCGGCAATTGCACGACGTGCAAGCTTGTGCAGAAAAATGTCAGTGCCTTGCACCGCGAGCGACAGAGTGGTGCAGATGGGGGCAGAGCTCTAAGGCCCGGCCTGCTTGGGTGAAAAATAAGAAAACCGAGGAAGGTGGTGGTTTTCCAAATCGACACCGGTCCCAAAGCTGCGCACCAGGGCTGCGGTGGCAAGATCAGTTCCAAACTCTACAACGCAAGCAGGTCGAGGGCTGTAGCCGCATTCAGGATCCTTTGGACATTGCACACGATTGCACACGCTGGTGACGATCTACAGGCCTTCATCGCTGTAGTCGGGGTTTTGAAAAACGGCGTTTTAAATGAGATTGAATCTCAGGTATAGGAGGGTGTTTTCAAAAAGAGCGATATTAGCTATATGGCCTTCGAACCTAGGCTGGAGGCCACGGTTTTACTGGGCTCTGCGTATTACATCGGAAGGTAATATGAAGCGATATGAAAGGTAATATTTTCCTGAAACCCCCGGATTCATTGGGTTTTAGGAAATGAAAATATAGCTTTAGTAAAAGGTAATAATATCGCTTTCGTATCGCTTAAATATTACCTTTGCTCGAAAACGCTGAAAGCCACGGTTTACAAGGGCTGCAGCGATTTTTTTCGAGTCATATTACTAATATTACCTTTTCTCAGACCCCTCTCGAATTTTGAGCATAGGCCTGTGAAGTCGCATGCATCATTCGTGACGGCTGTGCTCACATCAGTGCGATAGGGTTGGGCAAGGCAAGGCAAGGCAAGGCGTAGCTTGGCGGATTTACTTTCTGGTTGCAGAACCGAAAACGAAGCCAAGGGCGGATGTGGTTATTCCGTACAGCCATTTTCTTGCTTCGTTTAGCTCTGGTGTCTCGGTGACAAAGAAGCTACCGACAACCAGGAATGCTGAAACACCGATAACGAAGCCCGCAATGTTTGTCGGAGCAGCGCTGCTGGTCGAGCCCCAAAATTTGCCGAGCCAACCTAGGTTTTGTTGGTTGTGCTGAAGGTGGAAATGCTCTTTGCCGTTAGCAAAAAACGCATTTTCATCATTCCCGGAGCCATTTACTTGAGGCGAGGCTGACTCGGCAGTCGGATCGATCACTAAAGATCCGATCCGTCTAGCTTCGTCGTCTCCCTCCCCAGAAGTCATGCCTGAGCTGCCGGTTGAGACTTCCTCACTGCTTCTTTGAAGTACGAAGAAATTTCTGCGAAAGGGATATCCACGCCTCGCATACCCTTGCACTTACTCCATGTTGTATCCCACGGTGTGCCAGACGCATGGGTCATTTCTGATAACCGAATGCCTGAATACTTTCCGTAGCTGTTGAACACATTTTGGAGAAAGGTCCGGACATTAGGATCTGATGGCGTTGCCGCTTCCCTGACGCCAAGGGCGTCGTAATCGAACGCTTTGCACTGGATGTCCCCAGAGCCGAAGCGTTTGAATTCATGGTAAAGGGATGGGATTACAGGACCGTATTGCCACGCTTCAACAGGCTCGTTGATCAAAGGGCGATCGGTATAGCCCGAATACCAGCCGTGCGCGTAGTACACCAGCTTTTGCAATTTCATCGGACTAATAGACTGGCCACTGGCGGCTGCCAGCTCCAGAAAGTAATTAGCTATCGATTTTGCGCTGAACACGATTTGATCCTCCAGGTGCACTGGGGTGACGAAAACTGCAGGAGCGTTCGCTCCGGTTCCTCTGGACACACCCTCAGTGATGGAGTATGGCACAGCGGATTGTGTTTCCTATCATAAATCTATAAGGGCGAAAAGCAACTAAAAAACTGTTCATGCGTACAGTGGTTTTGTTCTCTCCTTAACGTGTACCTACGCCAAGATCCCTCAGGGATGACCGCCGTCCGACTCTCTTGTTACGTCCGTTATTACGTCTAGCACAAAAAACAAGGGCCTGCATCGCTGCAAGCCCTTGATTTATATGGTGCCGGCACCAGGAGTCGAACCCGGGACCTACTGATTACAAGTCAGTTGCTCTACCAACTGAGCTATACCGGCGTAATGGGCTGCGAGTATATAGCTTCTGATGCGCTTGTAAACCCTAGCTGTCTGATTCAGTTGAAAAAAATTGGCCGCTGGTGCTCCAGGTGGGATGTGGGCGGGTGGTGGTGCAGGACGTTTCCTTTGGTTTGCAGGGATTGGTCTGGTTGATGTGTGTGAGAACTGCGCTTCTGGAGGCTGATTTTGCTTCTGTTGCGGGCGGCTTGAGCGTCAAGGAGGGCTGGATTTTTAACCTGGCCTTGCAAACCGACGGCTGTAGCGTTGATGGCTATCTGGTGCATGAAAAGGCGCTGGGCGGGGCTGGTGGTTTTGGGGGTGTTGCAGGGCGGGTGGGCTTTGCATAGGCTTGTTCTCAACGGCCCAGGCTACTGAGTCAGCAGCACAGGCCGTTAGCTTTTCAGCCATGCAGACAAAGGATTGTCTGATGAGTGATGCGATGGATCGTAACCGGGCTTGGGGTGTTGTGTGCCGCAGGCTGGTCATTCGCTGAGGAGTTGTTGAAGAATAGGTGTCATTGCGTCTGGCCTGTTGGGTCTTGCGCAAGGTGGGGCCGAGGATTGCTGTCTGAATCGCATGAATGTGCGTCTGGATGGTCGCGAAGGTTTCATCGATGTTTCAAGAAATGCCCGGATCCTCTGGATTCGGGCATTTTCTTGTGGGCTGGTTCTTGTTGCGTGGCATTTGCACTGGAGCTATGGGCTTTTTGGCCGATATAGCTGTATCAAAAATGGCAGTCGGCCATGGACAGCTAGTGCAATGCAGAGAACGCCCACGCATTACGAGCTGCTGAGTGTTGCTCGCGATGCCTCTCCTGAGCAGATCAAGAAGGCTTATCGCAAGCTGGCGCAGAAGCTGCACCCGGACAGGAATCCCGATCCTTATGCCTCGGACATGATGGGCGTGGTCAACGCGTCTCATGATGTGCTGGCCGACCCCGTACGGCGGGCGGCTTATGACGCGCAGCTGGCTGCCGATGAGCACAAGGCCCGTATCGAGGCGCAGCGTCGCAAGCAGGCGCATGCGGCGAAAGGGCAGGCGGTTCATGTTTATGCTGCAACCTCTGCCGCTGCGACTGTGACGCCCGCTCGGGCGGCTCAGGCAGGCTCGGCTCCCAAGGCTTCTCCTTCCCCGGCATCACCTTCCAGTGACAAGCGTCGTCGCCATGCGTGGCGCTGGGCGCTGGTGTTTGTGGTGTTCTGCGCAGGCGGGGCGTGGATGGGGTATGACCCGGAGGCGGGCAAGGCGTTTGTGCCGGCTGAACCGGTGCCCGTAGCGCAGACGTGGGCCAAGCCTGCGCCCGCCGCACCGGTTGAAGAGCCTGTGGTCAGTCAGGCAAAGCCGGTTGAGGCGGTGGCGTCGGAGTGTGAGGTGCCCGCGCTGGACCCGATGGGCGCGCCGTGGTCGGACAAGGCGGGGTATGTGAAGGACATGCCGTTGCTCAAGGACAACGGCTGGTCGCAGATCACTGTGGATAACTCTGCGGGTGAGTCGGCGGTGTATGCCAAGGTCACCGATGCGGTGGGGCGCAGGGCGTTTCGGCATGCGTTCGTGCCGGCCGGGGCGGTGTTCAGTTTCGCCAAGATGGACCCGGGGCTGTATCTGCTCAAGTACAAGATGCTCAATACCGGCTGCGCTTTTGCGTCGGGGCGTATTTTGCTGGAGGAAACGCCGATGGGCAGTCAGATCAAGTCGAGTGCTTACAAGCTGACGTTGCGTAAGCTGCAGAATCGAAGTGTGCCGTTTACGCGGTTGAAGGATGATCAGTTTTAG